TTCTTACGCACAATGAAAACAGCAGGTGAAGTTGTGGGTAATCCACTCTGGTTTACTCCAGTCATGATGTTAGCAGTTCTCTTATTGATAGAGGGTCTTCACACATCTGCACATTTACATCAAAAGATAGATGTACATGGTATCTGTAGGCAGAACAAAGAGTACATTGAGAGTAAAGAAAACGACTACTAAATATTACAACAAATTGTATAAAAATGACAGACTCAAACATTCAACCACCTGATCCTTCTACTCTTAATGAGATTCCAGGAACAGATGTAACTTTTACTACACCTGCTGGTTTATATCCAGAGACTAATCAGGATGTAGTTGTTACAACTGGAACAGCAGCAGACACATATACTGTACCACCTGGTGATTATACAGGAGCAGTTGATTTTCAGGTAGATAATATGGTAACTTCTACACCTGATCCTAGACTAGACCATGTGCTAGAACATCTACACAATCTTGAAGCTAAGATTGATTCTCTTCACGCAAGACTTGATGCTGTATAGCACAGCAAAATTGAAAAGTCAATTACATAAACTCCCGAAAATTTTTCGGGGGTTTTTTTGTGTCAAAAAGTTTAATTGGTTTTCTTTAGACGTTCAGAAAGAAAACTTGAAGACTTTGTGTACTTGTTTCTTGTTTTAAATTCATTAACAAATCTCTTGAAGAAATTTTTCTTCAATATATAAATCTCTCTCTTCTTCTCATTCTCTTGTATCTCATACTCCCAATTGGATACTGGTTTTGATATCATAGAACCATTCACAGATCTATATTGAACTCCATCCCAGTATTGAAATGGTGATGAGTAAAAATTATTATCTACAGTTAGTCCACCTTCAACTCCTACTACTTCTATACCATCAATTCTTTCACCTGTTTTAAATTCTAAAGTTTCGTAGTGGTGAGTGTTGTATTTGGTCTCACCATATTTGTCTTCAATTACTTGTTCTAGTGTCCAGTTATCTAGTGGTAGACCAAACAAAGGATTGATCATGTTGTTTGTTAATACAAGAACCCAATCATAATATGGTTCACCATAATAATCATTTGCTATAGTCTCTAGCTTTACTCCATCTTGTATTGAGTATTTCTTATAGAAGGTTGAGTATCCAAATATGTCAGGATTTATTTTATACCTGCGAAAGAAATTCTTAGCAGTAACATAATCAGACTCTGAAAATGGATACTGTATAGGTTTAGTATCGTATTTTATATTTGGTATGCTTGAAAAATACATTTAGAATCCTTTCCTTACGTCACTTCTAAAGATAACTTTTGTTTCTTGGAATTTTAATCCCAATTCAACTGCTACTGGTGCTCCATCAAGGTATGTAGCATATGTTCCATCAGCAGTATAGTTTACTGATACATTTGCTAATGCACATGGTTTGAATTGTATTAGTTTTGGGTTTATCGCATCACCTTTCATGAATAAGAAATGACATAGGTTTGGTACATGTATGAAAGTATCTCCTCCTTGTCCTTCTCCATCCATCACCTGTTTTTCATGCTTACCGTTACCATCTTTGTTTTTTTCATTAGCATCCCATGTAAAAGTTGCTGGATTATTCTGGTCACCCCATGATGGTAGTGAATGAGATCTAAATTCTTCTATTATTCTTTGTATAATATCTGCTTCATCTTTATTACGAGCAACTAATTTGTATGTGAATCCAATTTCTCTTAGTTCTGGTGAATCATATAGTAGTTCTGCATTTGGATTTAGAACTATACCTTGAGTTGATCCAGTGATGTCATTCATTGATAAGTTACCACCAACACCTGGTAATACATTCAATCCAGCAGCAGTTAATGCTGCTGTTATTGCTTTTATATTTTGAAGAGGTTGCCCTAGTTTTGATGTCGCAAAGCTTGCATTACCACCAGCAGCTCCAGCAATTGCAGCTCTTCCTATACCAGTGAATGTTTTTCCTTGCCAGTTTGATGATGATTCATTACCTAAATCTTGTGGCATTGGTAGTATAATTCCATTACCAACCCACTCATCAAGTGCTGCACTTGATTGATATTGAAAGTATGCATTAGTGTTGTCTGGATTTCCTTCGTTTCCAAATGGAGCTTTATATTTTCCAAATTGGAATAGAACATAATCAGTACCAGAACCTACACCACCATTAATATCTTTTGGCCATCTTAATGTATCTTTAGTAGGTGATGTATTAATTTTTAATATCTTGTACTTTTGTTCGTGTGCTTTTATTCTAGCTTGTTGTATCTCACTTGTTTCTATTAAGGTAATGCTCTTAAAAGTTTCAATATAATGTCCTGATCCATAGGTAGATAAGATTCCTTTTTTAAAAGTATCCTTCATTTCTATTTGAAGGTTTGCATTAGGACCAGGTATATTAGAATCATAAAGAGTCAACTTACCAGTAGCACCAATACCTACGATCTTATAACCAGTTCTGCCATTTCTTTCTGTATATTCAAACCACATTCCTGGTTTTACATTTGAATTACTAAATGGACCATCCTGTGAGTGCTGCCAACTCCCACTCTGATCAATTAAGGTTGGTCTATCACCAACTTTAAATTCTTGTGCCATATTAAATTACCATGTCTTTGTCTGATTTAGTACCATAACCACGAATAATTCTTCTTTGTTTGATCTTGTCATAGAATCTGTCTTGAGTTTCTTCCCACACCATTTCTTTGATGTAAGATTTCATACCTGCTGAGCCTTTAACATTTCTAACAAAGTTTTCTACTGGTAGTAGAATTGCTGTTGTCCATTCTTCGGCAGCAAGATCAAGGAGATAACCTTGTACATTACTAAGTAAGTATTTATGAAAGCACACACGAGGTATGTCAATCCTACCATCCATCAATCGTTTTATACACCACACTCTCTTCTTGGGTTGTAGGTAGTGTAAGTTAGCTCCCCAGAATTCAGTCCTCGTTGCTTTGATTACATAAACAAGAGGAAATGTATCATAATATGGTAGTTTCTTAGCAAATTTAGCATCATATTCAAAGAGATACATGTGTCCTGAGACTGTATATCTTCTTATTTCATTTGCATCTTGTTCTTCTTCTGGACCTATACGATCCTGTATTTCATCTCTTATCAGGCTTCCTGGTGTTTCATTGTATACTAATGTCTCTGTTCGTACAGCATTCCTATACCATGTATAGGTTTTTCTTTCTCCACCAGTTTTTTTCTGTATTTTTTCAAATAGTGTTTCGTATCCAGTTTCTTCGGGGTCTATCGGTCTCTGGATTGATTGGAATCCTTGTGGCATTGTCTCATACTGCTAAATGATCTTCTGTTAATATTAAAAATTTCATTTGCCTATCGTCACAGTAGTTCTCAGCAGCATTCCATTTTGCTTTATTCTTAGCGAAGGTTAGAACAGCGTTTCTGTAGGCTTTGGTTCTTTTATCTTGACCATATGGAGGTTTAGTTTGTTTTTTTGGTTTGATTTCAACTATGTACTTAGATATTTTTCCGCTTTTTTCACGTACTTTAATATAAAAGTCAGGATAATATCTGTGTGACCTATTATCTATAGGAGATCTGTATGGTATGGCGATTTCCTCACTTCCCCACTCTAATATACTAGGTGTGGTGTCACAATATTTCATATATTTTCTCTCCCATAGTGATCTGTACACTATACGAGTAGGATTACCACGGTACTTCCTAGGGTTTATAGGTTTATAATATCCAGAGTAAGCCATAAATAAAAAATAATCCACATTTTATATTTAGAGTGGCAAGAAAAGTATTAAGTGAATTAATGGTTAAAATTGGCACTAAGGGAGGAATGTCCCTTACTTCCAATTTTGATGTTCGGTTTGATTTTCCGAGAGGACAACCACCAGCAGTATCAAAGTATTATACTGGTGGAGATAGAGATGCGATTCATTTTTTATGTGATGAAGCACAGTTGCCTAATGTCCAGTCTGCTGTTGGCAATTTAACTGGAAGGTATCTTGGTGAAGGGCAGGTAAATTACCCACATACTAGAATATTTACTGATATAAGTTTAGGGTTTTTATTAGATGCTGATCTTACAGCACTGAAGTTCTTTCAGTCTTGGTATGATTACATTTTTGGAGAGGCTGATATAATATCTTCTAGTGGAGATTTTGATACAGTGAGAACTCAGAATCCAAGACCTATAAATCGTCCTAATAGATTAAATTATCCTGATGATTATACTGCTAATTTGAGGATAATTAAAACTGAACCTAATCAAAACAGTTATAATGGAAGAGCACCAGTTACTTATATTTTAGAGAATGCTTATCCATATGCTATTGATGCAGTTCCTCTTTCCTATGGAGCATCTCAAATTGCACGTGTTAATGTTAATTTTTATTACACCAGACACACCGTTTCATATGGAATGACTGCATAGTACCAGCAAATTCGGTTTTTCAATTCCATAAAAGGGCAAAAATTTTCTCGGCACATTTTTGCCCTAAAAAGTCGCTATATATAAATATACGACTTGAAATCATTTTTATGGCATTACCAAAGTTAGGGTATCCTACGTATGAACTTGAATTACCCTCCACAGGCAAAACTGTCAAATACCGTCCATTTCTTGTAAAAGAGGAAAAAGTGCTATTATTGGCACTTGAGTCACAAGACGAAAAACAGGTAATTGGTGCAGTTAAAGATTTAATCAAAAATTGTGTTATTTCACGAATTAAGGTAGATCAACTTCCTAGTTTTGATTTAGAATATCTCTTTTTGAAGATTAGAGCAGCATCTATTGGAGAAATGGTCACTTTGACTGTAACTTGTCTTGATGATAATGAGACAAAGGCAGAAACAGAGATTAATCTTAATGATGTTGAGGTTTTCAAACCAGAGGGACATGATAAGAAAGTCATGTTTGAAGATGGTATGGGTATTGTGATGAAATATCCAAGTATGCAACAATTCATTGAAAGGGAGTTTTTGCAGAAGGATTTGAAGACTGATGAGGTTTATGGATTTATCGCAGATTCTATAGATCAGATATTTAATGATGAAGAGGTATATGATTCTAGTACCACTACAAAGAAGGAATTCCGCACATTTGTAGATAGTTTGACTACTACTCAATTTGGTAAAATTCAGCAATTTTACGAAACCTGTCCTAAATTAAGTCACACCTTTAAAGTGACAAACCCTAACACTGGCAAGGAATCTGAGTACACGGTTGAGGGTCTACAGAGTTTTTTCGCATAGCACTCTTTCAAAACAGTTTGGAGGGGTACTATAAAATGAATTTTGCTTTGATGCAATACCATAAATATAGCTTGACTGAAATTGAAGATATGATTCCTTGGGAAAGAGAAGTTTATACTACTCTATTGATGCAATATCTTGAAGAGGTTAAGCAAAAACAAGAAGCAGCAAAGCGTAAATAATGGCAGCATTACAGCAAACAGCGTCTGGAGATTTTAGCAGTTGGATAGCTGGTAAGATTGTTGATGCTGTTAAAAATTATTATGATGATCAAGATGAGAAGAAGGCATCACCAGAGGTAAAGCAAGCAGCTAAGGATATAAAAAAACCAGATAATAAGTCAATCCCTGTTAAAGATGATGGGTTTAGGGACAATATATCTAAGATATTTGGTGTTGATCTTGATGCTAGATTGATTGGAGCTGAAAGTAAAATAGAAAAATTGGGTGAAAGTGTTAATACTCTTGGACAAGGTGTTATTGATGTACAAAAACTTGTTATTGAGCAAAATTCTATTTTAGAAGATAAATTGGGTGTTCTTCTTGATGTATTGAACTCTCAGGGGAGATTGCAGAAAAAACAAGAAGAAGATGCAGAAGAACTTGATGAAGCTCTTCAGATAGCAAAACAGGGGAAAAATTTTGGTTCAACTGCGTTGGGAAGTAGCGTCAAAAAAGGTATGGAAACTCCTTTTGCTCATATAATTAGATTTTTCCTAGGAAGAGCTTTGGTACGAGCAATGAGATTTGGAGGTAATAAATTGTGGAAGCATGTTGTGCCAGAATTTGTTAGGAAGATGTTGGTAGGTGGTAGAGAATTTGTTGCTAAAAAATTTATTCAACCAACTGCAAAATTTGGGGATAAATTAATAAAAAGACCAGTATATAAGTTCGCAAGAAGATATGCAGGGTCAGGAGTATCAAAGTTTGCAACGAGAAAAGCATTAAATCCTATAATGAGAAGATTGGGTGTAAGATCTTCTGCTGGCAATATTCCTGTTCTTGGATTTGGTACTGGTTTATTTTTTGCATTTCAAAGAGCAAAAGAAGGTGATAACATGGGTGCTTTATTAGAACTTGCTTCTGGTATTCTTGGTGGAATTGGAGTATTTAAAGGTTCAATAGCATTAGATGCAGCTATATTTGCTAGAGATATTGAACGAGCTGGTCTTGGAGAAGACCTTAATAATATGATGGGTGGATATGAATTTGGTACATATTCAACTAAGAAAGGTCATACTATGCTTCACGGCACTGAAGCTATTATAGGTAGTGATGATAGAGCAAGTATTTTAGATTCTGCTATTAGTTCTGTAGAGGAAGTTGTTAATGCTGCGTGTTATGAATTGGATAATGATACTAGAAGTAGTGTAGTAGATAAGATTTCTTTTGGTAAAGGTGGTGGAGAGTCAGTTGAAGAAATAACAAGATCCCAACCTAACAAATATATTGATGGTAGGGATTTTGGCGAAACTAGAGTAAATTCTGAAAATGAAGAATATAAACATGTTGGTGAGGATTATTCTGTTCCTTCAGGAACTGGAATAGTTATGCTTAGGAGGGGTAAGGTTAATGAGAAATATTTTGGTCATGAGGATCCCATAGCTGGTGGAAATGTATTAATAGATCATCCTGGAGGTAAATCTACAAGATACCTTCATTTGAGTAAGATATTTGTTAAACCAGGAGATTCTGTAAGTCAAGGAGAGGTTATAGGGTTAACTGGTGGTGCTCAGGGAGAATATGGACAGGGAAATAGTACTGGATCGCATTTACATCTTGAATATTATGATAGTGAATTTGGAGCTCCAGTTGATCCAATTTACCATGCTGATAAGTTTTTTAAGTTTGATTTTTCTCCAACTGCTGAGACCGATATACTTGAACGTGGAAAGGGTGGTGATGAAGGTTTAAATAAATTGAAGCAAAGGATTAGATCAGCTGAAAGTAGTGATAATTATAAAGCAGTGTATAGTGGTGCTTTATCTAATTTTCCTGGAAGAAATAAGGATATTACAAAGATGACTATACAGGAAGTATATGATCATCAAACTGATTATTTAAATTATCAAAGGGATGTATTGAAATTGCCAGTTAAAAAACGCAGTGCTGCTATGGGAGCATATCAGTTACTATTTGTGAGAACTGCTGCTGATGACTTAGGTATTCCGAGAACTACTCTGTTTGATAAGAAAACTCAGGATAAACTTGTTATGTGGTGGTTGGATCCTTATTGGACAGAGTATCAAAAAGGAAAAATTACATCAAATCAGTTTAATGATTATCTGGCAGGAAAATTTGCTTCTATACAGAAGTCAACTGGTTCTGGTGTATACGATGGTGATGGTATTAATGAAGCACATAATAATATATTAGAACTTATTGAATCATTAAAACCAAATAACAAAGGTTCCAATATAATACCACCATTACCACCAATACCAGATGAAATGTTTGAAAAGAGTGGAATTTTAGAGGATATGGAACAAATGGTTGCATTAACACAACCAGTTATTGTTATGCAAAATACTAATATAGGAACTAAGAAAGGTGATAATACTGCGTGGAAAACACAAGTATTGCAAGATAATTTCTTAGAACATTACCGCATCGCATCTTTAGGGGTATAAATGGCAAGTTTACAACAAACGTGGTCTGGAGATATGACCACTTCTATTGCACAAGAGATTTTCAATATTAGAAATATTGCTGCTTCTGAGAGGCGTGAAGCAAAGGATATTATAGGTAAGGAAGTTGATGATGATAAACTCAAGATGGGTGAGTTTATGGGTCGTGCTACATTAGCTCGCATGACTAGTATGCTTCCTGAGAGATTTCAGTATAAAATGCCAGATCTTAGGGGTTCTGACTATTTGTTGAGGGGTCAGAAGAGACAATTTGGTAGTCCAATAAATCCTAAGTTTACTAGAAATGCTGCTGGTGCAAAGGCTGCTGGTCAACCATTTCCTAATGTTGCTGTTGGATCTCCTTTAGAGAATCAAGTAAGTAAAGATCGTCCAACTCCAGTAACAAGAGCAGTAAATCCTCCTACTACTTCTACTACTAAAAAAGAACCAGCAGTAAAAGTTCATGATGAAAAATTAGGTAATTTCTTAGCTGCTGTTGCATTATCATTGAGTGCTACTATTGATAGTATTGGTAAGAAGGCAAATGATACACAGAATGAAGTTGAAAGAGCACGTAGTGTATTTGATGATGTCCATAAGAAATTAGAGATGAGTGGAGATGGTATCAATGATAAGTTGGATGCTATCGTTGATGCATTGAGAGCAAATAATAATTATTTCATTAGAAAGGATAAGAAGGATGATGCAAGAGTAGAAGAAGTACAGATTGAAAAGGAGAAGGAGAATTATAAATCAACTGAGATTCAGAAGCGTGATGAGGATAAATTTGAGTTTGAACTTAGGAAGATAAGGGATGATCAAGAAGATGCTCGTAGGCAGCAGATAGAAGGTGCTGGTGATAGTCAGTTCCCAGACCCTTGGATGGATAACAATATACAACAGTTTGAGAGGGGTGGTATAGCACGTGGTCCTGACACTGGTTATCCTGTGATTCTTCATGGTGATGAAGCTGTTATACCTTTAGATAATAGAGCGACTGATAATATTGCAGGAAATGAAGTTACCAAACCTTCTCTTTCTGTAACTCCAAAAACATCAATTGTTAATAATCTTGGTGATTTTACGAAGAATGATGAGAAATCAACTGTTAATAGGTTTAATGCTAACACATTTAATAATGTTGCGATGTTTGATCAATCAGAAGTTAAGGATGCTAGGAAAAGAGTTTATAATATTATGATGAAACCTATCACTAAGATAGGAGAAAAATTAACAAGTATGGTAGGAGGAGATAGTAATACTAATGCTTTTACATCTAATAATGGATTTGTTTCTAATGTTGTAGATAAATTATCTTCAGTGTTTAATAGCACAGGTGATGTTACTAATACATCTGTATCTAATAATACAACTAAGAACAGTTCATATGGTGGTAATCCAAAACGTATGGGTGGTGGTGTTGGAGCAATAAGCAGTCAAGCTGGTTCAGGTGGTCATACACAGTATGGTAAGGGTGGTCCTATGGGTGGTGCAACAATATCTACTGGGTCTTCGGGTGTTAGTAAAACTAATATATTACATGAATGGTGGAATAGAGGAAGGAATGTAAGAGTTCCTAATGAGAATGCCGCTAATTGGAAAACATTAATTAATGATGATGCAAAGCAACTCACTAAAAGTAATAAAGCATTTAAACAAGGTGCAAAGGGTATAAAGGGATGGAGACCTTTGAAAGCATTTACTCCTAATATGTTTAAGACTGGACCTACTGCTGCTGTTCGTCAGATGGTTGAAAGACCTGCTAGAACACTTATAGGAGGAAGTAAAGTTGCTGGTCGTGGTATAGCAGGTGGTGTGGGCAGTTTCATTATGGATATGATATTCCCTGAACCAGCTGGTCAATATGATCAATTGGTAGGTCCAAATGCTGTTTATAATAATCCTAAGTTAACAGAAGAGCAAAGGTATTTCATGATGCAGCATATCTCTCCATCAGGAGGTGCTAATGATTTACAATACAAAGCATCGGAACAATCAAGAGGTAATGCTCTTACTAGGTTGGAACATCTTAATAATGAGTCTAAACCTATAGTAATAAATAAAGTTAATGAGGCAGTAGCAAATAGTGCTAATGATGTACCTTTAGAGCATATTGTTAATGTTGGAGATCCTGGACTCAATCAATTCTATCCATCACCATACTGATCATGGCAACTGACACTAAAAAGATTTTTGCCTCTGATTGTAAGATACTTGCTATACCAATATGGAGAGTTGGTGAAGAAGATAAAGAACCTTATGCTAACCTTATGGGAATAGCTGGTTATTTTCAGTATTATGAGGATATTTTATGGCCTTCTTATGGAGGCAGTTTAACTATTCTTGATGTTAGTTTGAATATTATATCAGATATGCCTATCAGAGGATTTGAGAAGGTTGTTGTTAAAGTGGAGATGAATGGTAATACTTATGATTATAACTTTAGAGTATGGAGTGTTATAAACAGGGTGGTTCTTGACAGAAGACAAGCTTATACATTAAATCTTATATCAGAAGAAGGTCTTCTTAATGAAGGTCTTCGTGTTAATAATGTTAGAAAAGGACAGGTATCTACTGTAGTTACGAAATTGATGAAGGAGTTCTTTAAAGTGGATATGTTCATCACTGGAACTGATGAAGATAATGTTGATGGTGGGACATGGTGGGAGAACTATCATGGTATTATTGATAAGACTGCCAATAGTATTAAAGTTCTTCCTGCAAAAAAGACTCCGTTTGCATTAATTAGGTCAATACAAACAAAGACAATACCTGATGAGATTCCTACTGCTGATGAGATAGCATTTAATAATAGTGGTATAGTACTAGAAAACCAGTATAATGACGATGAAAGGCGAGAGATGGGTCTTATAACAGATGAAAATCTTTTACAAGCTTCTCATGTTGGTGATGATGTTGAAAAAGCAGGAAAAACTGCTGGATATTATTTCTATCAGACTAGAAGGGGATTTAATTTTAGATCAATAGATACTCTTGCAGGTGCTGAACCTGTGAATAGAAAAACTCCATTTAAATGGTCTCCTGGTAGAACAGATGGTAATGATAGTGAATATAAAATTCAAGAGATTCAATATGGTCAAGAGATTAATATTCTGAAGAAGATGAGAGAAGGAGCATACTCTTCTCTAATATGCTTTTTTAACATAAATACTGGCAAATATACTGAGCGTCTGTATTCTATTAAGGATACATGGGATGAAATGACACATATTGGTAAGGATACAAACTTACCTTCTGGTCTAGCTACATTATCTACAAAACCCAGTAGGATTATGTCAACTGTGATCAATCATGAGAATTGGTATATGGGAGAAGGTATTGCTGACTCCACTGATGAAAAATCTGATGGTACGTTTGAATATCCTGACGAACAGATGAACTACCTCTCGCAATCTTACGCAAGAGCTGGTATAATGATGATAAATCAACTAACTATTTCTGTAACAGGGCATTTGGAGTTAGTTGCTGGTGATTTAGTTGAGGTTAGAGTTCCTAACCAAAGAGATGATAAGGCACGAGAGAAAAATCCTTGGGATTCTCAGAATAGTGGAACTTATTTAATCAAAAAATTAAATCATCAATTTGACATCTCTCATCAAACAGTATATACTGTCTTAGAATTGATTAGAGATTCAAACGGTGTAAAATACCCTGACGAACAAACTACTTAAGGATACATATGAAATCAATAGAAGACCATATAAAAAAAGATAAAGAGATCATTGATGATCCAACAGCAAACCCTGCTGCTCGCAGACATGCTAAAGAGGAGTTACATGACCTCATAGAAT